TAGGGTATTAGTAATTATAGCTACTACCTTTCTAACATCAGACATCCTGTATTCTACTGCCTCTAGTAGTGGCACTCCACAAAATATCTCTAATACTTTCTGATGCACAAATACATCACTATAGGCATCATCTTCATTTACTTCTAGCACTTTCAGATACTTAACATAATCTGATAGCTTAATCTCTCCTAAATCATTAGGTACATTAATCTTTAGCTTCATAATAATATAACGTAAAATTTATAGTTTTTAACGGATAGCATACTTACCAAAGTTTGCTCTACTCATTATAGAGTAACATCCATAGCGACAGGCATCAATTAAGTGGTTATTTTTATCTACTGGTTTATTAGTCAGTTTACCACTTTTATCCTCTACCCATTTGTAGTTTCTAAACTCTTGTATAGCATTGTGGCTATCTTTGAGTATATTTATTTTGTATCTCTTAAGTAGGTCTATCCCAGCATTTACTGAGTCTCTACCCTTAACACTATTTTTTATATTCCACCCCATTCTCCTCAGCTCATCATTTAGTCTTGGCTCGGCTGAGTCCCCAAAGATTATTTCTCTATTTACTCCTATCTCTCTTAGCTTCTTATGTATATCTGCTCCTGTCATCATAGTCTGGTATACATACTCTTTAAGGTATAGATTATAGCCTCTCTTCCAAATTCCTATAAGTGCTGTAGGATCATTAGTATATCCATAGTCTAAACCAAAGCTCACAAACTCTGCATCCTCTGGTATGCTGTCTACTTCATTGTATTGGAATATAGTAGCCTTACTAAACCCTCTCTCTCCTAGTCCATATATCCTCCAGTACTGTTCATCTGTTTCTTTTAGTCTCTCTATCTCATCTACAATAGTTTGATCTAAAAAAGGATTATCTATATAGGTAGTCTTAAAAAACTCTGAGTCCTCTCTAGGTATTACTCTATCATATATCCAGTGGTACTCATCACTAGGGTTATAGTCAATTATTATTTTTTCTTGAGTTCTAAATATAAGCTGTTGCCAAGTTTCAAAGTCTAAGCTATTAGCCTCATTACAAAATAGTAGCTCTCTCTTTCTACCTCTAATCTTCTGTGGCTGGTCTACACTAATAAACTCTACTAAGTTCCCAAAGAGTCTATACTCAGAGCTTGACTTATTATGGAATTGTTCAAAGTAGCAGTTATTATTTTTTAGTATCTCAAAGAAGTCCCTCATCACTGTAGACCTAAGAGCTGGGAATGTATCCCTACATATAGTTACTGTCTTACCTATGTTATTAGTGCAGTAGTCAAAGATGATATATAAAAGTATATTGTAGGTCTTACCACTCCTAGTACCGCCTTGCTCTATGGTTATCTTGGAAGTAGAATTTTGTAGATGCTTAAAAACTACATTAGTCTTTATCTTCTGTAGTGGAGTCAATTATCTCTATTTGAAAATTAGTAGGCATTCCATCTGTGGCTATCTCATTTCTAGGTACATAACCCCTGTCCTTACCTTTAGTAGCTAAATAAAACTTAATTAGTCCACTATCATTATCTCTAATATTTTCGAACATCTTAGACTCTACAAAGTCTTTTGCTACATTGTTTAGATCATCTACCTTTTGTCTAAACTCCTCATCATTATTGTAGTACTCATAAAAGGTGCTTCTATGTATCCCTACACTCTTACAGGCTGTAGTAACTACTCCTAAAGACTGCTCTAAGGCATTTAGTAAACTCTCTTTAGTATGTCGGATTCTGTTGTCTATCATATTAATATAACGAAATTTTTTTATTTTTTATACCCCTCACTAATTATCTTAGGTACAGCATTCTCCCATACTACATTATGGTGTAGTCTTTTGTGCTTATCTCCCATAGGCTTTACATATACAGAAGCTGGAGAAAATATCACACTATAGAAAGACTTTACATAAGTACCACTATCTAAGTAAAGGTCAGTCATCCCTCCTTTATTCTTTTGTGTTGTTTTTTGTATCAGTGCTACCATAGGTATAGTACCCATTAGAAGTCCTTTGCTCTGCTCACTAGTATAAGTATTTACATCCTCATTAATTCTACCTACAAATTTAAAAGGTCTCTCAGTACTACACAAAAAGCTATTCATACATTTTCTATATATAGTTGGTTTCTTAGCCATAGTGTTTAGCTTACCTCCTATAAAATCTCCTCCTTGTGCAAAAGCTATACTATCAAAAGGTGTACTCTTATAAAACTCTAATAGGCTTAGTATTACACTATCTAGGTTTTTTATTTTACTTGGCTTCTGCTTAGTCTCATTATACACTCTATACTCAAAACCTGTATAGTCATCATCCATTTGCATAAAGTATTTATAGCCTCTTTTTTTAGCTATATTAAAACAGGAGTTCCTAGCATATACTATAGCTCTTCTATCATCAAAGTTATCAGCCTCATCAAAAGTCTTAGCTATTTCTTTTTTATTAAATATCTCTACATCCTCAAACCTCTTATAGTAATCCTCAGCAGTATCATCCTCATTATCTATCACTACTATAATCTTACCAGTGTACCCCTGTCTTTTAAGAGTCTTATAGGTTACTACATTATTAGCTCTTTTGTGGCTTAGTATGAATATTACAAACTCATCCATCTATATTACTTAAATCTTCTATAGTGTTGTATAGCTTTACAAAGCCTTTGTCTATTGCTTTCTTATAGTCTATTATTACTAGGGCATTATTTTCTATTAGCGTTTGCTCCTCTGTCTCACTATGAGCATAGTAATCAGCTACTTTAGAATAATTAAATTTAATATGTCTAGTAGAGGCTAGTCTTAAAAACTCCTTAAGCTCTTCACTTATATTAGCTTTCTCTATCTCATCCAGTAGGCTGTAATATTTAGTTAGATCATATAGGCTGTCCTCTTTAGGTTTTACTAGTCTAGGATCATATATAGGACTCTCTATTTTAGTAGTATAAGTATCATCTATATCTACCTTAGGCAAATCTAAACCCCAATCTTTTAAAAGCTCTATCTCCCACTCATTAGCTAGTATATTAAACTCCCATTCTCCAAACCCTACATTATCTTTTATAAGTAGCTCTTGACAGTACTCCTCATAAGTCTTAGGTAGTCTACCATCCTCCAGAGCTTTATCATTCATACTATCAGACATCTCTCTAGTAAAAACTACTGTAGGCACTTCTTTCCATTTAAGCTCCCTACAGACTCTTAATCTCATATTACCACCTATCACTACATTATCCTCATCTATTATAATAGGTCTAATATTCATAAACTCAAAGCTATCCCTAACACTATTAAGGAGCTTTTTATATTTCTTATCCTTTATTATTCTAGGATTATCTTTATTAAGTTTTACCTCACTAATTGGCAATACCCTCATATTCTTTTACTGCTTCTTTAACTGCTGATCTTACAGCTTCTTGTATTTTATCATTAACCTCTAGAACATCTTTACTTATGTCTCTCTTCTTACCCATAAAGCTAGTACCTATAAACATATGCTCTGCATTCATTTCTAATAGTATATAGTTATACATCTTATTATAGTTGTACTCATATTTTTCTATAGTTTCAAAGTTTTTCATATAGTGTACTACTGTACAGTGAGACTTACCTAAGTACTTTCCTATAGCACTCATAGTCATTAAAAACTCTTCTCTCATTACTTTACAGAATACCATCCTAGCATATACATACTCTCTCTCTCTGGTTTTTTTTCTTATATCTAAACCACTGTAAAACTCTATTCTGTCTTTTATATAGTTTAGGTCTTTTAGTTGTCTCTCTGTCATAGTGTTCCTTTTATAGTAAAGTCATTTACATCAAAGTCCTCTCTTTTGTACTCTTCATATATTTCTATAGCTCTTTGTACTTGCTCCTCTCCCACTTCATAAAACTCCTTAGAAACATCCCATACAGCTATATCTAGATTTTTCTTATCTATACATAAAAATTTAAAGTCCTTATAACTACACTTGAAGAGGTTACAATAGATATACACCTGTAGGAAGTATCTAAACTTGTAAGCTGATCTATCAAAGTTTCTCACATCAATAGTAGTTTTTAAATCTACAATACCTCCAGAGTTCTTTAGGATATCAGCCTTAGCTCTAAAAGGATAGCCAAAAAGATTATCTACTGCTGGTATCTCAGTTCTACTATCTCTCATCAGCTCCATAGCTCTAGAGTTTTTACTCATTGCATCTACTAGCCTCTCACAGTCATTTCTTTCTTTAGCTGTAAATACATCTGGATACTCTGCCTTAGCTTCTTTAAACTTTTTAGTATTCTTACTCTGTACATCTACAAATACAATATCCTCTAGTTTCTCTGGCTCTAGTAGGTAGGTATGAAATAACCATCCATCTCTAAGAGCTTGGGAGCTAGACTCATTTCCATAGGTCATAGCATAGTGATAGCTTTTAGGACTATCTAGAAGTAGTTTTAAATTACTAGATGAGAAAGCTGTCTTACCTAAGTAGCCATAGTAAAACTCATCTGAGTAAGCGTTGTCTATTAATTCACTTTGTTGGTGGATAGTATTATCCAGTAGTTTTATCTCCATTGTTCTCTATTTTTTCTATTCTTATTTTTACAGCCTCTACTTTAAGATACATCTCAGTAAGAAGTCTCTCTAGTCTAGCTATTCTTTGTAACTGGTTTAGTTTATTCTTTTTCATTAGTAAGGAGGATTATATTCTTTTTTAGCCTCTCTAATATACTCTAACTCTCTTTGTATATAATCTATAGCTTTTTCTAAATCTTGCTCCTCTGCTCCTTTGTGTGAAGCTCTAACTAAATACTTAATAGCATTACCTCTATTGAAGTTTAGCTTGTAGTCTTGGATAAAGTCTATTACATCATATCCCTTACCATTCTCATAGTGTTTATAAGTGGCTCTCATACTATTGCATTATCTAGTTTCTCTATTAAGTGCCTTATCTCACTTCTCTCAAACTTACCACTGATCTCAGCATTGTAAGTCTTAAAGGTTAGATGATACATATCTTTCTCAGTATCCCCTTTACTTTCTTTCTTTCCTAAATAGTCTATTCTTAAATTCAATTTCATTTT